ATCCTGTACGGAACAAGGCATTTTTTTAACCACACCATCATACATGTAAAAGGAATTCTCCCCCATCCAGTAGGCTTTACCATTTACATCTATGCAGGCGTGTTGAGCTATAAGTCCGCAGTTAGCCCCTAACTGACGCTGTCCGAAAGTGTAAGGAGTTCCAACAAATTGAACACCGTGCAAGGATTTATCCGTCCACACAAGAATCTGCCCTGTTGATTTAACTCCTCCGACAATTCGTGATCCATCCGCAATACGAAGAGATCCCGCTTCATTTGTCGCCACTGGCGTCCAGTCCGTCAAGTCCTCCCTGTCAGACCATCTAAAAAACAAGTCATCCTGCGTGGCCGTGTTTGCAATCGTTGTCTCTGTTCCAAAACAAAATAAATGTCTAGTATCAGCCGATACAAGACTAAATCGTGATGCCGTAGGGGCGTTTGAAACAACTACAGCTCTGACACTCACACCTCCTGAAAGATCCCATTTGTAGGTTGACCCATTAATGACCGTTGCAATCAAATCTTCACCGAAGTTATCAAGTGACCAGTTGCGTCCGTAAATCACCACTGCTGATGATGAACGTGGCGTTCCCCATGTGCTGAGTCCCCATGTGGCAGTGCCCCATCCATATCCATAAGTGGATGTTGCCAGTCCGATGCTGAGTTGATAATTAGCGTTTCCTGTCCCTCCTCCACCAGCCGTGGATCCTGACGCCGTACTTGTATGGGTAACGGTATAGTTATCTGAATCCGTGATGGTGGTGATTTCAAACTCATTGTTCATATCCAAGCCGTCAATGGCGGAGAATGAATCAAAAGTCACAAAATCTCCCTGTTCAGCTCCGTGCGCCGTATCCGCTACGGAAACAGTCGTCGTGCCGTTGGTCGTGAAAGGATTGGTAAGGGCGTCTGGCCCTGATCGTATGGGAGTGACGTCATTGAATATTCCACCTCCAAAAACATAGAGTTTCCTGTCAGTCCCCAAGGCGAGATGCCTTTGTCCGTCCAAACTGATCCACGCATGCGTATCGCGGACCACGCCCACCACTGTTGTATTAGGATTGGGAAGATAATCCCATCCGTTCCATCTCTCAGGTTTTCCGTAGTGAAAACGCACAAAATCAGAATCAATGTAGCGTCGGTCGTCTCCCGCCGCGTAAGGTGAGTCTTGCTTATCTATTCCTGGCTGAAATTTTAAATCGGTTAATTGCATAATTCCACATAATAAGTTACTTCTTCGTTGGTGGCAAGAATTGAGTACCTACATTTCCCCTAAAAGCGTAAGTTCCATAATGTGTGAGTCCACTCATTATGTCCGCATAAACAGCCCCGCCAATTTTCTGCCATAATCTACAGAATGCATAGTCCTCTGACAAGTATCTTTTTGAATCGGGATCAATCATCGTGTCAAAAAAGGCGTAGTTCCAGTCTGATGTGTTGTGACCTTTAAATTTGTTCTCATGAGGCTGACCCAGGTGCTGGTCATTGGCAAACTTGAGATGCGGATAGGCTATTTTCATTTTCTTGAACACATTTCTCTTAATAAGCATAAAGCCGGTGGGCGCGTCCATAACCTCAATGAATCCTTTCTGCATTTCAATATGCTCAGGATTTTTGACATTTAAGTTATATTGCAGAGAAAAAGCGTGCAACTCCTCAGGAGTAATATCAGGTTTTTCTATGACTTTCTTTTTCACCTTATTCCAATCAATGGCTTTGCGTGGATAAATGGAGGCTACCACTTCCTTATCCATATCAAGCATCCGAAAGATTGTTTTAGGATCAAAACCGATATCAGCATCAATGAACATTAAATGCGTGTATTCTTTTTCATCGTCCATGAACAATTGAACCAGAGTATTGCGAGCCCTAGTCACCAATGATTCATTTCCAATGGTGGCAAACTGCAATCCTATTTGTTTTCGTATGCATTCAGCCATCAATCCCATACAGCTTTCAAAATAATTTGTTGTCAACATTCCTCCATAACAAGGAGTTGCGACAAATATTCTTGTAGAAGGTTTTTTATTTGCTTTTTGTACCATAACTTACCGTTAAATATTCAATATGAGTTACCCATCCTTTAGGAATAGAGACTACCCCTCCCCCTTGCTGATCATTTTTTTCTGAAGTCCAAGATCTCATAATAATAACTTTTTCAGGATTATTTACCATCATCCATCCTACATCTTGACATATGGCCAACGGTGCGTGGAGAATATCTTTTAGTTCAAGCCACCCTGTTTCCATATCACGAGCATCCGTCCATGTCACACGGACCATCGGGACATTCTTAATGTCAATCACGTTTGCTTATAAAACTCTTTGTTACGCAATGTTTCAGCGTTTCCGGCTTCAGTACCTGGCTTTTTAACAAGTTCAAGATTGAAAGAAACCGATCGTCTCTCCTGCCCCTTGGTTCTAAAAGGATAGACGCCGTGTGACAGCCAATTAGGGAATAGGAATATGTCCCCTACTTGAGGACTATGCTGCAGCTTATGACCATTGAAGGTCGCCGCTTGACCATGAAAAAAAACAACATCTCCCACTGTTGGGTAATGGTCCTCTTTCTTGTATTCCTCTTTCAGTCCAGGGGGTATGCGTAAATAAATAATTCCTGACAGTTGTCCTTCGTGAATGTGCATAGGATTAAAGTCTCCCGCCCACTGACTAACCATCCACATTGATTGAATGATGAGCTTGCCTACAAACGCAGGACTGATGGTCTCATTTGCAGGGGGAATGGAGATGTAAGCCTTTACCATTTCTCCTATGTAATCAACCACAGGCTTAAATTCTTTTGTACTCATCCACGACTGAGGAAAGCGCACTTCCTTTTGAACATTGCCCGCTAGATTTTGCGCGTGATTAAACTCTTTGGAAAGCTGTTCGCTTCCCAGCATTTTTGATGCTTTCTTATCCAATAAATCAATAAGATCCATGGGCACTGTTCCTTTGATGATAGTGGGACCAAACGGCCTAATAGCCTCAAATGTATGATTAAAAAGTGGTGGGGTTTCTGTCTTAACTTTCTTTGCCATATTTATCTATTGTCATATACCAAGAATTTGACTATAAATATAGAATAAAATTGGCGAATCACAATACTTGACATTTATCAAGTACATCAAGTCTGGCCTTCTTGCTCTCCCAACAAAAATTAGTTGCTATTAAAGGATTATGCATGATTAATGAACAATTTCTTGAGACAATTCCCCGATATGGCATTGGTGGATTGGTCGGCAAGTTTTTTAAAAGCGTAAAAAAAGTCGTAAAAAAGGTGGCTCCCATTGTAGGTGGAGGCATCGGCTTTATGATTGGTGGCGCCGCAGGCGCTGGTATTGGCGCTGGTATTGGTGGACTTGTCGCGGGACAGAAACCAGAAAAAGCCCTTCAAACGGCCATGCTCGGATACGGCATTGGTTCTGTCGCGGCAACATGGGGACCTTTATCTCAATACGCAGGAGCAGGATTTGGATCTTCAGGTACAATGGGTATGGGGGATAAATATAATGTATTAAAGGGGATGGGTTTTGGCGCTGGCGCTGATCCTGTCACAGCAGCTTATACAGGAACTGATCCTGTTAAAATAAAAGCACAAGCTATTTTAAATGATCCAAACTCAAGTCTTGCAGATGTTAATTTAGCTAATAGTATTTTAAAACCTGCATCAGGATTATCAAAAGGACTGACAACCGCAGCGTTGGCATCCATTCCTCTCACTTACTTGGATGCAAAAGCACAAGCCGAGCAAATGGGTGACACAGATCCAAGCGCTCTTAATCCATTCTACTATCAAAACCCAGAAGAATTCCAGATCGCCAATGTAGCGGGCAACCCTTACTATTACCCTGAACTTCAAGAACAGTTTGGAGTTCCTGTCGAGGATCTTCCGACCGAGTTCATACGGAGTGCGGAAGGTGGTACTGTTAAACTAGCTAATGGAACAAATAGATATTTCCCACGCAAGACGGGACCCATCAATGGTCCTGGCACGGGTAAAAGCGATTCCATTCCAGCGATGCTGAGTGACGGGGAATTCGTGATGACGGCGCAAGCGGTACGCAACGCCGGTGGCGGAGACAGGCGCAAAGGCGCGAAACGTATGTACGATGCGATGAAAAATCTTGAAAGAAGGGCTGCATAATGGTTGAAGAATATATCAACAGGGAGGCTCCTGACATAGAGGCACGTAAGCTTGGCTTAATGGATACAGCTAAAGCGTTAGCTGAACAAAAACTTACTCTTCCTCAATATCAACTCGCGGGTTTCACCACGCCTGAACAAGACGCTTTTCTAAAAGCACAGCAAGGCATCGGAGGCTATGTACCTTACCTTAACTTAGCGGGACAGGGAATCGCCCAGGGACAGGCAACCACGCAAGCGGCTCAGAATTTACTAGGAGGCATTACAGGCGCTCCTACCACGACACAATTACAGCCTTACCTTAACCCCTTCCAACAGCAAGTCATTGACCAGACGATGCAGGAATTGGACAAGAGAGGGGCGACAGCACAGCAAAATTTAGCAGGACAAGCGCAACAAGCAGGCGCTTTTGGAGGATCACGGTTTGGTGTCCAAGGAGCTGAACTACAAAGAGGATTACAAGACGCACGTGCGCAAGCACTCACTCAATTGAACGCCCAAAACTACGCACAAGCGATGGGGGGATATCAAAATCAGATGGAACGCCAACGATTGGCGGGACTTGGAATCGGCGCCCTTGGTCAGCAACAAGCTGGATTGGGAGGACAATATGCAGGTTTGGGACAAATGGAACAACAACTAGCGGGACAAGACATTCAGTCCCTACTTGGTATCGGAGGCATGCAACGTCAACGAGAACAACAACTTTTGGATATGCAACGGCAAAATGCGTTGCAAACGATGTATGAACCATATCAGCGATTGGGTTTCTATGGTGATATCTTGGCACAAGCGCCAACTTCACAACAAGTCATCCCGACAGCTACATCGCCTAGTATCAGTCCGTGGCAACAAGCTATTGGAACAGGTATTGGCGCTTTAGCGGGCATCGCCGGGGCGAGAAGAATGGGAGTAGTATAATGGCAGTTTTAAACAGACAAATGTTTCGTCAACCGTTTCCCGTGGTTCGTCGTATGGCGGGTACACCTCAAGAAGGGGAAGTTACGGTTGAAGATTATATTGATAAGGGCTACGACACGTATGAATATACGGCGGATCAGGCAAAAGATAAGGGGGGAATTTTGCAGTGGCTCAAGAAACAAGGAAAAAAAGTAGGCGATTTCATGGAGACTGGTTGGGCGGATCGTGAAGACCTATTGTTTATCGGCAATGAATATTTTGATCCCGATGATCCGAACTTCAGGCTCTTTATTGAAAATAATTATATGCAAGAGGGTGACAGTTTCATTGAGGGCATCGAAAAGTTCAGGGAGTTTGTCGAGACATCAAGCGGCAGAGGGGATGACACGAAAACATTAATAGAAGCGCAAAAGTTTATTGTTCCAAGACAAGCAGGTTCCCCACCTATGGGAGAGATTAGTGATAGATTTGGAGAACAAAGAATAAATGAATTAATGGAAGTGCCATTAAGTGATACTGGTGACTTGTCCAAACAATGGGATCGTGATGAAGGTGTTTCTCAGTTTACGATGGAAGACTTTATAAAACTAGAAGCACCAAATTATCATACGGAAGGAGTTTTAAAATTAGTGCAGGCATTTGGCACTCCAGATGAAATAGAAACAATGATAGATATTACAACAAAAGTACTAAACAATCAAAGTACTAAAGAAGATCATAAAATATCACGTACGCTATTAAATAAATATTTTGATAGAATAGGAGGTTTAGATAATTATCATAAAACGCATGATAGACTAAACAGAGAATGGGAATTCCGAGAAGAAGGAGGTTTTAAAAATCCTCATTTAAGACAAGCAGGATCTCCCATGCAAGGGGAGATAACACCACAGGAATCTAATTTATATTACGGCGATCAAGGCGAACAAGAATTGCATAGAGAACTAGTAAAAGTTGCCAACGGACAAATAACCAACCCACAAGAGATTCAAGCGATAATTACGGCGGCTATCGGAGAATTTGGTGAAGGTCATGTAATGGCTATAATAAAAGAAGGTGGAGCTCTTATGTCATCCGCAGAAGGACAATTTTCTGGGATGCCACATCAGGGCACAGGAATGGATGGTCCTTATTGGAATCAGGCAGTCTCACGACAAATGGGATCACCTCCAATGGGTGAACAAGTGAATGCCAATAATGTTGGCATTATGGATGGTTTTGAACAGGAACAAGTGGCGGAACAAGTGATGAGCAAAGGATCCGCAGCCAAAGATCAACTAGATCAGGCATCCACATATGATGAACTCATGCAAGCCATTCGTGGTGATAACCTCACGGAACATGACAGACGCCAGGAATTGGCGGGAATTGTTGGAGAGGATGATGCCGCTAGAACACCCGACAGTGTGTTGGCACTCGTTCAACCTGTTATTCAAATGCTTACTCTGGAAGAATCACAGCAAGGAATTGGCGCAACGGATCAAGCGCAAGCGATGAACATACCGGTGGAACAAGAGGAAGTTGTCGGCATTCAAGAAACGATGGCGGCGAACGGAGGCCTCATTAGAAGATATAATATGGGTGGAATAGCAAACCTACGAGGCGGGGGACCCGTTCAATATTTCAATGAAGGAGATTCAGTCTTGGCGCAAAAGCATGCGCAATATTCACCCACTTACATGGGCATCGTTGATAAATACTTTGATCCCAAGCAAGCGGAGGCGGATGCGTTATTCGCCCTATCACGAGCAGGATTTAATTGGGGTCTAGGAGCTAGTCCTACCGAAGCGAGTGCAATGTTCTTTGATGAACTATCCAAAAAAGGAAGTAAACGCGCGGAAGAAGAACGAGCTTTAAGAATGAAAATGGATTTAAGTGCATTAAGTGCGGCTCAAGCTGAAATGCTCGCGGAGACGAAAGCCAAAAAGGAAAAAAGCAAACAGAAACAAAACCTGACGGTTGGGTTAAATAAGCAAACAGATGATTTCATTGCAAAAATTCTTGGAATCACTAAAATTGAAAAGACTAGAGTAGGACCTGATACTGATGAAGAGGAAGTAATTGATTGGGAAAAATTCTACAGGCTTTATCCTGAAGGAACCTCCCTACAGTGGAGTTGGGATTGGACACAATTCTTCGGCAAAAAAGGATCGGCGATACGCTACGAGGGAGTGGATACGGATAAAGTTCCTGATGACAAAAAACACGGGGGCATCGTCCACCGTCAGGATGGAACACCTGAAAATGGTGAAGTTATAGATGAAATTTTTGTTCAAGAAGGAATGGCAACAGGAACGGAAAAAGATGACATCAATAAGATTGTCGCGCGGTCACAAGCGACATTAAAGGAATTACTGCGCATGAAAGAAATATTGGTCACCCACCCTGAAATAGGAGGGATGCCAGGATGGTTTTTAGAAACTTTCCAAGGACTGTTTACGATGATTGATCAAATTGATGATGCCTATATGGGGGATAAAATCTTTAGAAAAGAAGGAAAACTTTCAACAATGTTCAACAAGGCTGAAATTCAAGAAATACAAATGTTAAAAAATTCCATTGCGGCGGGCATAGCGGATTTAAGAAGTTTCAAGGGAACACGGCAGCCTACCGAAAAGCAGCAAGAACTTAGTTTAAAGGAAATTGATCCGACCGGTATGTTTGGAAGGGATGTTGCGATGCAAAAGGTAGACGCGGTGGCGGATAAAGTCGCAAGACTCGTAAAGGAATATGTCAAGGTTCTTACCACTAAAGAAGGCTCAACCGAGATTGATCAGACCGCGCTTCTAGGAAAATTTAACGACATTGATGCTTTTGTGGATTCAATTCACAACTTCGCCGTTAAAGAAGAAATGGATACTACTACGGGAAATACCTATTCTTTACAGGATTTAGAGGCAATAATAAACGCCACTGAAGGAGATTAAGAATGGGATTTATCACAGTACCTGGAATTCCCTACGAAATTGAAATAAAGGGGGACAAGCCCGACAAGGATGAGGCTGCGCGCATCATAAAACTTGTTGATGCGTTTAAAAATAAAAAAGAAGCAGACAATCCTTTCACCGACGAAAAAATGCGTAAAGTCTACGAGACAAATGATCAGCAACTTATTGAAGCGGTAGAAAAAGCCAAGGAGACATGGGAAAAAACCGTAGGAGTAAATCTTTTAGAAGAATTTGGATTTGATGAAAATCTTCCAGAAGGATTGGCGGCTATTCCATTTGTAGGCATAGATAGGGATGACGCCTTTATAATGGGGAGTGCTATGGGAAGCATCCCAGGATTAAAAGATCTTTTTAAACTTAAAAATATTAGAAAACTTCCAACCAATCCCAAAGATCTTGTTCGTGTTTTTGGCAAGGCATGGTTTGGTGGCATATTCGGTTCGGTTACCGCGACACAAGCGTATGACATCGCCCAATACTTAATAACGGGGAACGAAGATTGGAAACCCAATTTTGACCAAATGGGTCAAGATATGAAGGAGGCTATTTTTTGGGAAACCATAGGTCTTCTTTTACCTGAGGCTGTTCCTAAATTGGCGAGAGCCACATTGGATTTCTCGGATCCCGCCATCATCAAGGCAAGAAATGTCGCCAAGGCTCTTGGCATTGAATTAGATATCGCGGCACAATCAAAAATTGGCCAGCTTATTTTAAAACCTATGGGCATTCTGCCTTTCATGGGAGGTGGTCTGCGAAACTCCAAAGGCGTCAGAGTGAAAGACCTTAATAATTGGTTTGATAGTGTTTTACAAAGCATCGCCCCTACATCCAAGTTCACCGAACAGGGAATCAGCATCTTTAACGCGGGAACACGTAAATATAAGAATATGAAAGAACAAGTAAGTAAATTGTGGAAGGCGGCATATGATAATCACGCGATGTTGAGCGATCCCAATATCCTTAACACGACAATGAAAGGTGGTCTTCAAGAAACATTGGAGATTTTCACCAAGGGGGGAATCTTAGAGGAGTTCAGGGGTATTCCTGTCGATAAAAATGGAATTATAAAAAGTTTTGATGATATTGTAGAAAGCGGTTTTCTTAAAGACATCAACTTGGAAAGAATAGCGGATGACAAGCCTATCCGTGATTTCTTTAATACGATGAGAAAAATGCAAAAGAGCATCTTTGATCAAGGGGGGGATGTCTCCTATCAACAGGTGCGTACATGGAACGCCAATCTCCAGTCCTATTTCAATGATATCGTAGGCAAAGGAAAACTATATAACAAGGAGTTTACCAAAGTATTGACAGCATTAAAAAAATCTCTTGATCTTTCGGTGTTGCCCGATGCCGTTAATATTATGAAAATTGGGGACTCCGAATTAGCCAACAAAATTGCCCAGTCCCACAAGGATGCCAACACTTATACAAAAGCTTTTCATAATCTTTTCAATTCACCCGCGGCTAATAAATTCAATGTCTTTGTAAAAAATATTTTTGGACCGGGTCTGGATGCAACTAAAAAAGATGTTGATATGATGTTAAAGGCCGTCTTAAAAATAGATTCACCCACCACTTTAAGGCAATTAAAAGAAATCGTGGGACCTAAAGTCTTCAAGCAAATCGCTCAAAAATTTGTGGACGATGCAATGAGGGCTTCCATGGGAAAATTTGATGTAGGACTCTTGGGTTTAACTGATGTGGTAGGCAAGGGAAGTACTAAAAAAATAGACAAGATGATGCGCTTTGATCCAGGAACATTGGCTCAAAAATTAGGTTTTGATCTTCGTAAGCCGACGGAACACGGATTACTACTGTTAAAAGAAGCCGGAATCGATCCAACATTAATGAAAAATATTATTGATATGGGGGTTTTTGAATCAGGCATAAAAATCGGTGATCCTTCAACTTACTTGATGAGGTCAGCGCAAATAAAAGGTATGCAGCCCTTCTTACAAGGATTGTTTAGATCAGGAACAGGTAGTGCAATGGCAGGAGGAGCTGGTTTAGTCGGCGTAGGTGCTGGTACGGCTCTACAAGGACTTTTTGCAATGATGATAGGACGGTATGGTTTAACGAAATTTTTAGGCAATCCTCGATTGGCGAAAGCCGCTAACACTATTTTTGATCCCGCAAGGCAAACAGCGATTTCAAAACTTCCTTTTATCAAGTTACCTCTGGGGCCACGTTTTTGGCAAAGAGCGGTTCAAGATCTTCTGGATCTGCACTTAAAAGAAAACCCAGAACAAAAAACAGGGGATTTTGAATTCCTTACTGAGTTTAAAGAGTCATTACATCCTGATTCCGTTGAATTTAGGATATTTGAAGAAATTCTGGATGATTTAGGTGTGGGTCCAATGAAACTAGACAAACCTACAGTAGATCCTGCAAGTATTCATGAGCAAAACCTACAGCTACAAAAAAGACTATTAGAGGAAAAAGAAATAAAAGATGGGACTGAAGAGGTTATCTTGGATGAACAAACATTCCTGGACATTCCTCAAAACATTCCTGTTCCTAATCAAGAGTTTGCAATGGCGGATATTGTTCCCCCATTACCTAACCCTCAAGCAGATTCCGCAATAACTGGCGGTGTTGACCCATCCATCGTGGAACGGATGGAAAGTATGGGAATGCCGTTGTTCGCTAATGAAGGAGGAATTGCGTCCCTAATGGAGCATAAAAAGCCCCACCAAATGGTGGCGTAATGAGTAAAAAACACGAGAGGATTAAAGCTGAAACAGCACGAAGAATCGCCGCTGGAGATACAAGTGATTATGTCCAAAAATCAGCCAAACAGTATGGATTAACGGTTCCCACACGACAAACTTACAATCCCAATAAAGTATCACATACAATTAAAGAGGCTACAGGTCTGACTGGGAAAGACGCGTGGCGAGCTAATCAAGCTTTCAGGGCGCAAACAGCAAATAATCAAAGAATCCAGGCGCAAAACGCGAAACGAAGAGCGGTGGAAGAAGCATTTCACAGGCAAGGAAACGTAAATAGAAGTGACTTCACAGGCAAGGTGGAAGGTTCGGGTATTCTTGGCACAAACATAGGGGCAAAATATTCAGGGAAACCAAAACTAAGAGAGGGACTAACCAGTGATGAATACCACAATTGGATGAGAAACTTATATGATATTAATCCTTCAATGATGGAACAACTTTTTCCGTGGGGAAGCGGAAAAACGGCAAGAAATATTGTGACAATGGCGACACCCGCAAAATACCTGGGGATAGGAGCTAAGTGGCTTAAAGATAAAACAATGGATACTGCCAGCAACCTCAAAGATTTGGCAACAGAGTCCACTATGGTACAAAATATATCAGAAGACTGGAAGAATAGGAACAAAGGAAAAGGATTTAAAGGTTTTGTCGAAGATGCTTTAGCCACGGTGGGGATTGGAAACACCGAAAAAACCAATGAATTCATTGAAACACAAACTGACACCGATGGTGAGATTAAAACCAATATGTTGGATATCAAAAGGGATAAGAAAAATACTTTAGACTCTCAAGCTTTGGATGAGTTAATAAACCAACGGGATAGCCTATGGCAACAGATCCAAGCGGGAAATAATTCTTCAGGATTATACTTACAATTTAAGGCTCTTGATAATGAGATACAGAAATCTTTAAATAAAGATCAAGGTAAATTACAAAATATGAAAAAAGGGGGAATTGCTTCCTTGGCGACTGGAGGATTTAATAGGTTTAGGGGGTACGGATAATGGAAAAAGATTTTAATCTTCGCAATGTCGTCTGGTTCGCCATGATTCTAATAAGTGCAGGAAGTGTATATGGCATGCTGTCCCAAAAAGTAAAAGCATTAGAAGACCAGCAGCACACAATAGAACAAGTAGTGCTAAGAGATATTCCAGAAATAAAGGAGCGAGTGATAAAACTTGAAGTAATGCTCGACATTTTGATAAAAGATAGGGAGAAAAAATCATCTGATTAATTTAAAGCGATAATTCAGGTTTGCCTATCCCTAAATTATCGCTTTTTAATTGATGATTAAAGTGAGAGATGCTCCTTAAATTTAATGACCGTCTCCCATCTGTTTTTACAGTAAGATTTATTTTTAATATCAACAACATTAAAGTTATTGGGGTCACTTAAAAGACCATTAATTCGGACAATGTCTTTTTTTCGTTGTTCCAACAGACCCTCGTACTTTTTTATGAGTGCGTGTTTGACTCCGATTTTGGCATCCTCCAAGGTACTGAAAACACGGTTTGCTTCGATGGACCATGTCCATTTGTTGGATGTGACATTAGATTTACTTTTTAAAAAGAAGTGTTTCTTTTTTTTCCATGTGGTGTACCAAACACCATAGGTCTTGGATAACATAATATCATCTTCTCCGTAGAGATAATAAAAAGATCGCGGTCTATCAAACTTTTTACTTTCCCCAAATTTCAAATCAAATATATCTTTCTTCATATCTTTCTCCAGTATCTTCCTTTTACAAGGATCGGTTTGGTCTTGAATTTTGTATCCTTCTCAATAACTCGTTGATCCAAGAGCTTATTGACAATTCTACAAATAACTCCTGAGCCTATCTCAGGAAACTTTTCACGAAGCCTCTTAATAAGGGGCTTCTTCTTTAATTGTTCGGTTTCAATGAGTTCATAAACGCCAAAGCGGATATCCGTATGGACATCCCTTCTTTTTTTTGAACTTGGTACGGAAAGGAAATTTAAGTTCCATCCATTAGTATCAGTTTTCTTTTCCAACTCTTTTAATAATTTCTTATCATCAGGCGTGTTGGCAGCATCAATCAAAATTTGAGGAATTTTTAGTAAATCAGTCATTCTATCTTTCTCCATAAATTAATTATAATATTATATTA